ACTGAGTCTCCTTCAAACTCGAGACATTCATAGGATTCATCTTGGAGGGGCATGACACCAGAGGGACACGGAGCAAGAGACGCCGGTCGTCCATCGGGTGTAGTGTATTCAGATCGTTTGACATAGGTGGTATGAACCATTGAGGTTTGAAAGACTCTTGAATTTGAGACACGATAATGAGGCAAACCATGGCGATGCAATATACGGTGGATATCCTTCTCTGTAAAGAATCGGTTACGGGCATTGTAGGGTGAGTATACATCTGTCATTATGACTTGTAGTTTCTATCCAATCTTTTATCCGTTTTTCTACACAATGGGAGCTGCTCAGTCTATGGCATACACAGAAGAACCAGATCCTTTACCTAAACAAGAAGTCGCTAAGCCTATTGAACTTGCAAATGTTCGGTATAACACTCCATGGAAAAAGGATATGGCTGTTGGTTTAGTCTTCTTCAATCCTGCAAAGTCCAAGCGTATGGTCATGAACTACTTTTATACAATTGAAAAACTCAAACTTGCAGGTATTCCATATTACACTTTGGAACTGGTCTTTGATAAACAAGAACCCGAAATCGCAGATGCCTTTCATGTGTGGAGTAAATCTATTCTTTTTCACAAGGAGAATCTATGTACAATTCTTGAATCCAAAATTCCTTGGTGGTTTTCTAAGGTATTGTTCTTGGATGCCGATATCATCTTTGGCAATCCTCACTGGTACTGTGAAGTCTCAGATGCTCTCAATAAAAATGATGTAGTTCAACCCTTTACATCGGCAGTGTGGATGGATATCACATATACAAAAATCATGCAAGAACGATCATCGGTTCTCTACATGAATCGTAAACAAACCTTTGACCATAAGTTTCATCCAGGATTTGCGTGGGCATTTCGTCGTAGATGGTTTCGCAAAGTAGGATTCTTTGAATATGGAATCACAGGAAGTGGAGATACACTTTCAACAGCCGCATGGTTAGATGTTAAGTTTCCAACAACCTATCTCAAACCTGCTCTAGTTCCTGCCTTCAAAGAGTTTTCCAGTCTTCCAAAACCTCGTATCTCATGCATCTCAGGTTCTGTCTATCATTTATGGCATGGAACTCATGTCAATCGTAGATATGTAGATCGCCATGCAATCTTAGACGGAATCCGAGATGTAAGAACCATCATGCGACCCAACTGGCAAGGTGTATTGGAATTTAGTATTCGGGGTATGTCTGAAAAACTACAAGCCTACTTCCTTCAGCGTGAAGATGATGGGATTTAAAAATAATGTGTTGTTGAGAATCATATCACGTTGATGGTGAAGCCTTTGCATACTTTGGCTACCCGTCTCTTGAGCACGAATGGTTCGTTAGTGTGCACGATTTCGCGTATCCAAAAAGGGTTCCTTCCCCATCAAAATTTGGACCAAGCTAAACAACAACTCGCAGAAATTCTGCAGACTCTACGGGAAATTGAGGAAAGTCTTAAGGACGAAACTCAATCCCGCTTTGCAACAACTCTAAGCTCAAAACCGTAATCACTTTCCACCATCTTCTCCTCTTGTCTTTTAACAATTTCAAGCATCAACTCTTCACTTTTTTGAGGAACTAATTCATCTAGATATGCTTTCAATTCTTTCTTTGAAAGTGTCCAGCCTTTCTTCCACTGATTTGGATATTTAACAGCAAATGTCATACCCGATGTTGCAAGACTAATCTTGTCGGGTAAGGCATCACGAGAAGTCGCATACAAAGCAGCTAGATCTAGTTCAACGGTTCTTCTTTCATCACGAAGTTGAGAGGCACGAGTATTCACTTCATTGAGCTTACGGGTGATTTCGGCATATTCAGAGAGAATGGGTTTAAGGGCTTCCATGGTATACTGTTCATTGCTTGAATGATTTAGTATCCGTTTTAAACAAGGGATGTCTTGGCTAGATGACGAAGAAATTGAACGACTCAGAACAGTGTATAACAAAGAACATCCTAAGGAATCTCCAGTTCCAAAGGGAACCCCTGAAGAAATGTGGACAAATATTCAACATCGTTTGCAAGATAAGTGTTCTACCGGTGCTGCAGAGTGTATAGTTTCATCATTGATGCAAAGGCCACGAGCACCTAAAGAGTGGACCGTTAACCGATATGAATGGCTATCATCAGATGATATTGATCATGTTGAAAAGAACTATATGGAACTTTTTCCAAAGTATTACTTTGTAGGTTGTATTCCGATTGACTTTGATTTGAAATCAGAAACTAATGATTGTATTGTGAGCTCACTTTGCGAAATTAAACTAACAGAACTTGCAAAAAAATACGATCAGATTGGAATTATCTTCAATACCGATCCTCATGATGGACCTGGTGAACATTGGATTGCTTTGTTTTGTGATATCCGTGAAGAGTTAGAATATCCTCGTATTACCTATTTTGATTCATATGCTCATGTACCTGAAAAGGAGATCAAAACACTTATGAAGCGTTGGAAGGAACAATGGGATGCAACGAAGAAACACTCACAACCAATGAAAATGACATTTAACGCCACAAGGCATCAGTTTAAGGATTCTGAATGTGGAATGTATTGTTTGTATTTCCACCGAGCCTGTTTAATGGAACAATCTATGGAAACACGTATTCCCGACGATGTGATTAATGGATTTCGTCAACTATTGTTCAGAGTTCCAAAAATAGAAACGGGTAAGAAGTAATGGAACTAGCCATCGGACTTGGACTTATAGGAATTCTTGGATATACAATTTGGCATGACGCAACTGTTCCTGAAGTACCTGAAGTTGTAGAACGAAAGCGTCTATGCGACTACTATGCAACAGGAGGCATCTATGAAGAAGTTAAGGATGTCATCACAAGCGGTCGTCGTCTTCTAGAGGTTCACCTCTACGCAGATGAGAACGGAAAGCCGATTGTAGCTAAAAAGCCTTTGAAACTTGGATATGATTATGCGTACGACTATTGGACATTTGATTCGGTATGTGTAGACTTAATTCAGGCTTGGGAAACCACTGAAGAACCATTCATTTTATCAATTGTTCCGCATTCAGTCAATAATGTAACTCTCAATCAAGCAGCAGAATGTATTAAGACCACCGTTCGTCGTCATTTGGTCAAAGGCATTGAACCCTCTACACCATTAGATGATCTTAAAAATAGATTGATCCTTGTTTCTGATAATGTTCGGGGATCTGAATTAGGAGAACTGATCAATCTATCTTGGTCTGACTCCAAATTACGTCGTATTTTGTATGCACAAGCAATGCACCCGCGAGATGAATATGAACTTATTGAGTATAATCGGTCAGCAATCACAATTGTAGTTCCAGATGCTACGTTTGGAAAGGAGATTCTAGACCCTCGCCTCGCGTCTGCAAATGGATGTCAATGGCTTTTGTTTGAAAGCTCAAAGTCAACCAAGGGGTTCGTTGAAAAGCCAGCCGGTTTACAATAACTTCTTCACCTCTTAATAAAATGGCAAATAAGTGGTTGACACATATTAAGAAGACGATGAAGTCACATAAGGGAAAGAAGTTCGGTGACATTCTCAAGATGGCCAAGAAGACCTACAAGGGTGGTGCTGATGTCGAGGGATCCCCTAGTATGTCTAGCGGTCCTATGAGCCCAGCACCTGTCGGTGGACGCAAGCGAACTCGCAGGGGCCGCAAGTCACGCAAGGGTGGAATGGAAATTATGGGTAAGGGCATGATGGGAAGCGGCTACGGAATGTATTAAAATGGATTTCTTTGCGTCAAAGTAATAGAACCTCCAGAATGGACGAACCACCTAAAACTCGACAAGAACGAAAGAAACGACCCCGTGAAAAACGACCAGAAGTGTATTCAGCTAAACACGCACGTCTTACCGTTAAAGCATTCACGAAACCCAAATCAAAGTAATTTATGATGAGAAACCCTATAAGTCTTCGCATGGTCTCTGGATTTTGTTCTTCCACCACCAGAGAGTTTGCGACACGTTTTTCCATGATACGTCTTCTTGGAGCAACCGCTTCTGTAATACGCAAGATGGTGAGCAAAGCCTTTATACGATGGCATTGAAGTTCCAACCTTTTTTGATAAAACACTCAGTAATCCATGCATCCATTTCATATACGCAGAACGATTAGCTAACTCAGGTTCGTGCTCATTGATATAGTCTTTATACACACTTCTAAGTTCTGTAAAGGGATAGACTTTTTCAAGAGCGTGAAGAAAAGTTCGTTGGACCGCCATCTGTTCAGGTTCAGGTTTTTCAGGATAGTTTGCAGAGATGGAAGCCAAAAAGTCGCCTCCAGGTACAGCGGTCGGTTTCAATGCAAGATAGTGTTTTTTGACATCCTCGAACTCAGGATCAAGTCCTGGATCTAACACTGCGGGATCATTCTTACATTGAGTTCTCAACTTGTTATTGACTTTATTGTGGAGTTCGTACAACCACTTTCCAGGATCGCCGCGTAGGGGGTCCTCATGAACATACTGAGTTGTAGAGGCCCTACAATATTTACAAGGCAATACATCCTTCATCTGATTCAGTACATCATCGGGATGTTTTGAGGTAAATGCAATCAAGTGAAATAATTGCCACGCACTCGGTCCCCAGAAGCGAGTGTCCATTGTCTTTACGAAATAAAGTATACGCATCTTAATAAAAATGCTTGATACTCGGGATATTATCATTCTTACGGCGTCGTTTTACCTCGGAGGTGTTGTTGGAGAGTTCTTCAAGTCTCTTTCTGAAGACATCCTTACCCCATTGCTCGCACCTGCCGCGGCAGCTGGCAAAGGTGTTGGATCATTCACAGTGACAATGGGAGGTGTCACCCTCAAGCTCGGTGAGGTCTTGGTCGCATTCGTCAACCTCGTTGTTTCATTCATCTTGGTCATCTTCACAATTGGTCTCCTCCGAACATATGTCTTGTCCCGCATCGGAGCAAAGCGAACTGAATAGATAAAAAACTAACACTATAACAAATGGTTTGGTATAATCCGTTCTCTTGGGGCTCAACTGAACCCGAAACTCCATCTGTCTCCTCTCTTCCTCCAGCAACGGCAGATCCATCTATCACCGGTGCTCGTCGTCGCAGAACTCACCACGGTCGCAAGGGTTCTAAGCGTTACCAATCTAAGAGGTATCGAACCGGAAGGAAGTCCATCCGCTCCTAGGGTGTGGTCCATAAGTACTTTCCAATCGCTTCTTAAGTTCACCTGTTGATCCCTTAGAAATCTCATTAGTTCTCTTCCACTGTTGAAATACTCCATAAATCGTTCCAGTTGTAACACTTTCTCCAACTTCACCAGCTGGAAGAGGTGTAACATACTCACGGATGAAACGGGCGATAGCGTCCGAGTCCTCCTGATATTCATTGGTGTAGACTAGAACCTTCTCAGGTGCCATAAGTTTACGCCATCCATTACCTTCACGATACAATGAAACTAGATATGATAAGAAGCAAGTTGCCCATTCCTCACTCATCACCTTTTGCTGAATTGATTCATCTAGAGGCTTGTGATGTGGTTCTATAGGATTAGCTACGAACTTAGAAGGCCAATGAACAACACACAATCTACGCCATGTACCTCCATCTGTTGCTCCAACTTTAGGCTTCTCATTACAACTGAGGAAGATCTGAGCTTGCATTTCAAACTCTGTAATGTCCTTGTAGAGACCACGATAGGCCATCTTCTCACAAGAAGCTAATTCCTTCATCAATCCTGTATTGAGTGGAACTGCTTCATCAGGTTCCTGTGTTGTTACAAAGCGACGACCTTTCATATGAAGCACTTCTGGAGCAGCCGCAGCAGACTTTGCTCGTCCTTGTGTGAGAAGTGAAATTGGAACCTTACCTGCATAGTCTCCAAATGAAAGACTCATCAAGTTTGTTAACATAGATTTACCATTGGAACCATCACCTGTGAGAATGTGGAACTTCTGAGCATCATTTCCACCTCGCAAACAAGTTGCCAATCTACGAACTAGATAGTTACGAACTGTTGGATCAGGTTGAACATCGTGTAGAAATTTATCAATCTCTGCCCAACATTCATAAGTTGTATGTTCGCGATCAGGATCATAGTTGATCTTGGTTGAGAAGCTAATACAGTCATCTGGTCTACCTTGACGAAACTCCATAGTAGTTGAATCAAATACTCCATTCGCAAATGCTATAAGATTCTTATTCTCATCTAGCTTCTTTCCAAACTCTTCATCTAAGAATAGCAATCTACTCATCTTCATAACATTCTCTGTGAACTTGACTGTTTTCAACTTGACTTGCATAGCAATATACTTCATCTTTTGAGCATCACACTTACATGACTCGCAGTTAGGATTCACATTCTTCCCTTCACAAATACAAGCTCCTGAATTCTCAGCTGCCTGAATCATCTGCTTTTCACCTTCTCTAAACTGCTTACGAACATCTTCAGACAATAACTTTAGAAGTGCTACACCATGATCTGTCTCACACCACTTATTTCCATCAAAGCGATACCATGTGTTATTTCCATACTTTGCACACTTAAAGTTATCTCTGAACATTGCATAGACTACTTGAGCAACATCATGTTCTGTTCCTGCATCTGCAGCTTCCTTAACTAATCGGCTTATGTTAGTTCGCTCAATCTCCTCATACTTACTAAAGTTATCTAGCTTAGACCACTTCAGAAGATTACGAAGTTCAAGTCGTGCTCCATCCGATCTCCAACTAAATGAATTCCATTTAACTGAGATTTCACGGTCATTTGCTCGTGGATCTTGCTTACTGAACTCTAAGAACACGCTTTCTAGTTCTGGATGAATATTCTTCAAACAAATACCAACATCAATCCAATCCTTATATTCCTTGTATCTGAACTCTGCAAGGTTGAAGACATGTCGTGTCAAGTATTCTAGAATCTCTGCTGTCAATGACTGACGATAGGCTGTGTTATCTGGTGAAGATCCACGAGAATTAATATCACCACGAACAGCTTGACGCCCTCTTGTTGGTTGAAGTGCATTCCCTCCAGAGATCTTCATTTCTTCTGCATTTTGAATACGGTTCTTTAGGAAGTCTGTAGCATACTCAGTCATAGGTGTCTCCTCAGAAGGTGCAGAACGAACTGTCATCTTCTTCAGAAGATCAGGTGTAGTCATCAACGGAACATCATTATCAATACTCATTTCACCTGTTTCAGGATCCCAATCTAAGATATATTTGATCTGATATGGAGTTCCTTCCTTCTTCTTAGATCCAAGAAGAGTCCAGTTATTTGTATGAGTTAATGGAGAAGGATCATAGACTTTTCGCCATTCATCTGCAAGAGGTAAATCTGGGAAGAAGTCAGACATTCGGTTCACTAAGTTCATTCGTATAGCTTCCTCTACAAAACGATTTGTCTTAATTGCAGGAATGACAAGATGAAGACCTGACTTGGAATGATCCTTATCCTTGTAATATGTAGGTCTTGGCTTCTCAGAAACAAAGATCTCAACTGCCTCTGGAACCTTGATA